TAGAGTGCATCAAAGTCCTTAATACCGGCTATTAAAGCACCTAATAGAGTAATAGAATCAAGAAAGAAGACTAACTAAGTCTAGTTAAAATTTTTACTCACTCAGTTAATTTTAACTCACTCTCTAAAATTTTAAACTAGCTCAGTTAATTTTAAACTAACACTCTTTGTATCTAATATGCCCTAATAGATTCTTTAATACTGGTTATTAAAACACCTAATATACACTAATAGAGTGCATCAAAGTCCTTAATCTAATAGTTTCTAAATGTTTGAACCAACAAATACAACAAACACATTCTTACAAAGATATTTTTATCATTTGATAAATAAGTCCTATTTATCAGGTATTTCACCAAAATTTTAACTTATTTACCATATTTATCATAGTATATCGACCTAATATGGTATGTTCAATCACGTACCAAATAAGTAATCAAGTAATGAAGATGAAGACGCATATTTATAATCATCAATAAATTCGTCCTCAATCTCATTAACTTGACCAGGAATAACCTCAAAATCAACGTTATCATCCTCTTGCATATCAGTAATATCGATATTGACTCTGTTATCGTCATCATAAGACCAATGAAGGAGTCCATACCATTCACGTGAATCGGCAATAATAGGGTTAAAACTGGAGGTCAATTGAGTGGCAGGGTCTTGTGTCTTCCAATCAATGATAAAAAAGTGTTCTCGCATGAAACTCAAATACGCATCAATTCGTTCTAAACGTTCAGTCTTCCATTGATCAATAAGTAATGAATTCTGTGGTGTTTCCCCTTTTTCAATATAACTTAACAGGGCCAGTTTACCGAATCTATAAAGCCATTTATTAATACTCATATGCTTGTAATCGGGTATCTCTTTCACGAGATGGGCGTGTTCACGTTGAATAGCGTTAATTAACCAACTATTACTAGCTAGAACCAATCGATTATGATTGAAAGAGTTATATGGGCTTAAAAATTCAGAAACAATTTTACTGGTCCGAGTGGTGGGTTTACTGTAATCAAATAAACGAATGGCATGTTCATTTGGATTAACTGAGAGAGATATATTTAAGTAAATATTGCCTTTGTCGCTTATGTATAAATACTTATTAGAATAGCTATGTCCATTCATTATCGCCTCAATCGTCTCCACCTTCCTAAGATCTGGCATAATAATATTGAACCCTCGGTTTAAATATTTCTGAAGACGATATTCGTAAGAAGTGCTTCGGCGGGTACTGTCAATAATATTTACCATATTAGCATAAGAATATTGACTGAGAGTTGTGAAATAGACTTTAGCACCATCAAATCCAACTGCGCTGCTGCCAAGATCAAAACCATGTAGGACTTCGGAAATAGTCCGATAGAGTCTAAAAATGATTTGGATCTCATATAGGCGTTTTTCTCCTAATTGCTTTTTAGCATTGAGTTTATGGATATAAATCGATAGCAAATTTTCTGTTTTTACCATCACGTTGATCTGATATTCTGGCTGATTTTTGCACAGTTCAAGAAAATGAGAGACGATATTTTTAACTCGGGCACTTGCATCTTTCTCATCTAAACCATAAACGAAAAGATCTAAATCTCCATCTAAATTACAATCTCCAAGGAGAACATCGGAAACACTGCCCCCAGCGAGAATAACATTACTCCAATCAAATTTATTAAAAAGGGGAACTATCATACTGAATGTTTCTCGAAACTCGTTGTTAGTCTTGATTTTAAGACTTTTTTCGCGGCTGTGTCTCCTAGTCGGAGACAGATATTGATATTCAGATAAATCCTTATCCCAGTGGCAGTTATCTAATGAAATTAGATCCCCAGTTACTCCCTGAGTTCTATATTGACTATCAGTTTTGAGTGTCGCCAAAACGCGAGTACCCTTTAGGGGATGATTCTGATCAAGATAATTGGGAATAACCATATTATAAATTCAATATTTTTTTTTTGTCAAAAATGTTTTTTTTTCAATTTGTTTTAGTTCAACTTCAACTTTATTTTCATTTCAACTTTATTCCCATTTCAATAGTATTTAACTACTATTTGCATAATATATTATTAAAGTATTATGGCAAATGTACCCAGATATCGTGAAGAGTTGCGCAGCCTCTTAAAAAGTATCTTTGATCCTGGATTGAAATGGGGTGAAAATCAAATCAAAAGCTATGAACTCTTACGACACTATATAAATACTTATCGTCTACGTTATCTAACCAGTAATCAGAGTCGAGATAAATATATTATTGTTGACAATTTGCAACAACAACCTTGGTATCGGCTTCAAGGGGCCAGTGTCAATAGTATTATTACAAGCCTAATTGATCAAATGAAGATAACCCGGGAAGAGAGTTTAGATACAGATTTGACTAAGTTATTAAATTTAGTGGTGGATTTTCGTCATTTCCAACTACACTGTTATTATTATCAACAAGTTGGTGAACTTGTTTCACTCCAAATTTTTATTGTTTCTAATGATCAACGAAATTATTTGGCATACAATATCAAGGGCAATATAACGGTAATACCTCAAGAAATTAGAGAAAAAATAGGTGTACCGGAGTTGAGTTATTTAAATGAACAGACTCAGATAAATGAGGCTATGATTAGTGCTGAGACCTTGATGAAGTTTTTTTTGGAGGTCATTCTTTATTATGATGAGACCGAAACAATATCTGGACTCAAACTCTCTCAAGATGATGAGAGACCTATTAGTACTATATTAGAAACAGTGCAAGTTGAAAATAGTCAAGTATATCACTCTGATGTATTTGGTGATGAACAAGAAGAAATCAAAGTAGTGTCTGTTTAACATAATAAAAAAATGAAGATAATAATTAATATATAGTTATGATCAAACAATATACCCTGACTCAAATCGACCAATGTGACATTGGAAATATTCGTATTCCCGATGATCCAAAGTATCAAGAGTTAATAAAATTTTTGGAAACCAAATTTAGGAGAAACGAAACTGTTTCTCGTCCATTACGGAATGACACTTACAAAAGGAATGAAAGTCGATACAAAAAAGAATCGACTTATACGATTGATCGAGGATCTTTTGGAAACAAAAAGTCTGCTGAAGTTCCCAATGTTTGTTTATTCGGAAAGACGGAAACTTTAGATGGACAGATCAAGTGTAAAATAAACGAACTTAATTGCAAAATTACGGAACAAAATATTAGCACAATTTTAAAGGATTTTAAACAATTAAGTTTTGGCGATGTAGAAGATATTTCGGATATTTCAAGTCTATTACATCGTTCGATTCTGGTCTGTTCAAAGTATGGTGACCAGATTTTGGAATTATTTGAATTTTTAGTGAAAGAACATCCCAGATATTTAGATCCTTTAAGAATTTGTTTTTTGAAATACAATGGAAACCAATTTAAAGCCCTTGCTCAATTAGGTGACCATTCTGACGCTGACTTAGAAGAAAAATATTCTATTAAACGTCTGCTGACCATTAACTATGAGTTAATGGTTAAATGTTTAAAATTAGGAATAATATTTGACAAGGATATGGTAACTGAGACTCGTGAATTTTTGTTAGGTTTAAATGATATTGAAGGGTTGGAAATACTTATACGCTTTTATGTTTGTTTGAAACAACATGACACACTATTTCCTATTGATGATTTAAAATTGTTAAGTGAAACAATTAAAGAACGAAACTATCCCAAGAGGTTAGTATTTTTGTTAATGGATTTGGAATAAAACCACAAATATACCATTATAGGCGGCTAATATTAAGAGAGTAGTCAAGAATTCATTCTTCCAAAAATCTGGAACTTTGTGTTTTTTAATTCCGTTGTCCGAAATATTCTTACAGTATCCACTAATTGTACTGACGTCGTAAGTTTTTGTTTGGTTTGTATCTGATAAATCCTCGGTCATATATTGTAGCCGTGGATAGGATGTTCCAGTAAATGGATTTGAATTATAAGGATTAATCGTGTTATATAATTGGTGTATTTTTAACCGAAAAAATACTTCAACTCTAACAATTGAGCAAATGTATAAGTTTTATCTATTTTTATCCTGTAATCTATTATAAGAACCAATTCTTGACCACTTTTTAAATTAGATGTCCTTACCCGATTATAAATTCGCTGTTGGAGATAGTGTTAAACTTTTAAAGATGACCCAAGATGCTAGTATACCAACTGTAGTGACGGGTCTGCCTGATATGCAAGAGTTATCGATTTCTGATATAGGAACCTATTTAACTTGGTTTAAAAAGGCTGCCAACTTGATTTTTCAAAAAACAAGACCGGATGGTTATGTTATTTTTATTCAAACTGATCGGAAAGTGGGAGGAGAATGGATTGATAAAAGTTACTGGTTGACAGATTGTGCCTATAATAATAACTGGCGTCTAATGTGGCATAAACTTTGTTTGAACCGACCAGTTGGTAGTGCCAATCTTCATCGTCCGACTTACAGTCATATTTTATGTTATAGTGTAAACGGCCGTCCCGGTAATGGTCTTGCAGATGCAATATCAACTAAAGCCAGTGATCGTCTTTATGACAATGCCACTCCAATGGTGGCATTAGAGTTAGTGATGAGTTTTTTAGAAGGTAAAATACCGAGATCTAAGAAATATTCTAGTCAGGATGTGATACATCCTAACAGATCTGGTTATCAGATAGTCGATCCTTTTGTTGGTCAAGGTAGTGTGGTTTATATGGCCCTTTTACATAATTATAGTGCATTTGGTATTGATATTGATCCTAATCAAATTGCATTAGCCGAAGAGTTAATTAGATCTATTCAATAAGTGTTTTTCAGCATTGAAAGTGGTAAAGTCGCCGTTATATAGAAGTTCTTAGTTACTTACAAAGCAATGGCGGCTTCGTCACTAAGAACCCCTTATAAACTCTTCAACATGGATAGTAGAAACTACCCACAATCTAAGTTAGCCTTATTTCTTAGGAATAAGAGGGTGTCCAAGAATTCGTTTTTCATAATATTTATTTCCGAATATTATGAAAAACGGTATATTATAATTATAATAGATGTTAGATAATACATAACTGATTTTTATTTTGTCATGCAGAAAGGGGGCAAAAAGTTTGTAGATTATCTCTGACTTTTTTCCTAATTGCCAGAAATCCAGACTCAGATAGACCTTCACGCAGAGTGTGATAGTTCTTTTGATCTGTTTAACAAAGTGAATATTCCGGGCACATTTAATTGGTCAGAATACTCAAGTCGGTTTTAGGTAGATCCCGTTTACCCTTTCTCGACAAACGATACAGTCATCTCTCGCTTGTTCATACTTGTATTCTAACAAACACCTGTAACATATTAGGTGACCGCACCCTAAAACAACTAGTTTACTCTCATCACTACAAATAGGGCAAGAGTCATTAAAAATATGTTTGTCAAAAACCTCTATTACTTTTAGTTTCTGACAGACCTCACCAAAAGTGATTTCTGGGCGATTCCACCAACCTACTATCTTAAACTCTATAGGTCTTTTGGAATTACCTAAAATGATGTAATATGGGGTTAGAGTACACAACCATTCAGCTACTGATAAGTGACCATTCGAGCAACTCAAGTGAAAAGCGGAGTCATTTTCGGCATGAAGATTGATTGGTCCCTGACTTGATTCTTCTCCTAACTGCCAGAGCCACTGGGCTACTGCTAAATGACCGTTCGCGCAACTCCCCCAAAAGGCTTCATCATCCGCAGCATGCAGGCCGATTGGTCCCT